ATCAGCACCACCCCCGAAGAGCTATGGCAGCAAACCCAACACGCCGCAGGGCTCACCAAAGAAAAGTTTGACAGCTATTTTAGCGGCAGAAAAGTAGCCCACGCACTGGCAATCACCACCGCCACACGCTACCCCCAACCCCTCGAATTAGAAAAACACTACGGCATATACTATGCCCCACAGTCATTTATGTATTATTAAGAACCACAAGAAGATAAAACACTAAAAACACCCAAACAAATGAAAAACACAACAGAAAACACTACCCCCCGCAAGCAAACCGCCGATGAACTCACCCAGCTTTTTGCCGACCTTACCGCCGCAAAAATCAAGTTCAACCGCTACATCAACCCCAATGAGCGCGCTCACCTCACCGAAGAAGAAAGCACTCAACTTGCTATGCAACTCATCAACCTAAACTACATCAGAGGACAAATACAAGAGCTTGTCAGCACCATAAAACAAAATAAGAACTAAAAACATATAGAACAATGATAACAACATCCCAACTCCGCACCCTGCAAGCCGAACTACAAAAACGCTTTGGCTCTGATAGAGAAGCCCGCCTCACCTTTCTTGGCGAGTTCTTCTCTCAGCCCATCAAAACCACCAAAGAACTCACTGCAGTACAAGCCTTCGTAGTGATCCGCTACCTCAAAGGCGACAAAGTACTCCCCAGCAGCTACTTCGCTGCCTTCGATAGCAAAAACATCAAGCACCGCACTATCCTCGCCCGCTGTATGGAGCTCGGCTGGCGCAACCCCGACAACCCTCAGTATGCCGACCTCTCCCGCCTTGGCTCCTTCCTCATCTCCCGACGTAGCCCTGTACGCAAGCGCCTCTTGGATATGAGCGACAAAGAACTCTCTAAAATCATCTATGCCTTAGAGCAAATCCTCAAAAAACAATACGCCAAATGATCAATACAGAAACCAACAATACAGTGTGCACCTCGCACTGTTCACCCTATACAGGTGCTCCAATGCGCCCCATCGACCCTTACCTGTTGCCCTATAAGCTCTCAGGTAGCTTCCTATACCTTGAGACCGACGACGGCAAATGGTATCAGGGCATCTTTCGAGGCTTAGACTTCAATGATGACAACCTTATCATCCTTGATGCCGATACTGGCGAGTTCCCCACTAATAACACCCTTATCGGTATCTATATAGACACCATCACTCAGTGCTACGAAGAAACCTAAAACAGTAATGAAAATGGATAAGAAAATCAAACTAATACCCACCAACAGACTGGAGTTCTCCTTTGAGAAGCCCAACAATCTACTGATTATCCAAGTAGAAGAAATCACTTTAAGAGGTTATCCTATAAGTATAGACGCAGATTATAAAACCTTTACCATTAGTGAGCCTTGCGATGCTAATATCTATCTGATTCCCATAGAGAATATAAAATATTGCTATCAAGAAATATAAAACAATGAAAATCTTAATCAAAATCACCACAACAGTCGGTGTCAGTCCTACCCTTGAAGTTGATTACAAGCACGGACAACTTTCTAAAATCACCCTCAAAAAAGGTATACTACCCCCTGACTATTGGAAGGCTATCGGGCATATTCTACCCCCCACAGAAAGCGATATAGAAGCCTTCAAACAACAATTTGTAGGCAAGGTAAGCTATCAGAAGTCGGAAGGTAGTAGTCAGAAGTCAGGTAGCCTTTACAAGCAATTCCTTGATGAATGGTTCGTTTTTTACCAGCGATTTGCAGGAATGCCTCCACGTTTTAACGTTGCCGATGGTAAGCACCTTAAAGATCTCATCACCTACTTTAAGAGCCTTACTAACACCGAAGAAGAAGCCTTTGCCTCGTGGAAAGTACTCTTGGAGAACTGGCATAAGCTCGATGATTTTCACCGTCGAAACACCGATTTAAAGTACATCAATAGCAACATCAATAAAATTATTCAAAATGCAAAAAAAGGTAATAACAGAAGTCCCCAATATAGCGATGCCTTTAAACGAGAAATCCTTGAAGGATTTAGAAAATAACATCCCAAGCGATCAGCTACCAGTGCTCAGTGGGCAGCGGGCAGCAGTGAGCACAGAACCCTCAAGAGCAATAAACATTGCACAGCTCAAAGAGAAATACATCACCCTCTACTCACCTCAAAACTGCCTTTCGCACGTTGGCAAAATTCATAGTACCCTCGAAGCTGTCAATCGCAAAGCACCTACTATTAGCAGCTTCAAAAGAGAATGTGGCGAAGATTTCCAATGCAGCCTTATAAAGGTATGGCTGGTATACCTCAACAACATATTAGGCATATCTCGCCCGATGAGTGAAGACCAAATCCGCCTGTGTGCCACCCAAATCATTGACGATTTTGGTTACCTACGTATGAGTGAACTCTCCTACCTCTTTAAGCGCATTATCGGTGGTGAATTTGGCGAGTTTTACGAAAGCCTTACCATAGCCAAGGTGCTGACCTTCTTTCGTGAGTATGACAAAGAACGTACCGAGGTGGTTATAGAAGAGCGCGAACGAGAGCACGAAGCCTTCCGCTATAAGGAAAACAATACCGACACCCTAAAAGATATCTACAAGCGTCGCCTAAAAAAACTATACCCAGCCTAAGAACACTACAAAGGGCTCGTATATAGATGTTTTGCTATACGAGCCCTTTACTTATACCCCTTTGACAACTATTTGCATATTTACACACTTCTTCGTATCTTTGCCGCCTAAATACTTCTTTATCCTATGCAAACAAAACGAACTAACACCCAATACAAGCACAAATGTATTCGTGATGATTACGCTCTTATGAGCAAAGACAACATTTATAAGCACGACTATATTGTCGGCAAACTATCGGCAAAGTACTACCTCAAACCCCGCACCATTGAGAACATCGTCTTTAATCGTGTGGGATAAAGTAGTTGTTTTCCCCCTTCTCATCTTGCACCTGTAACGATGCTTTCACCCCTTCGTAGTACTTCATTGCGCTGGTGTCTTGCAGTTTGCACTCAAAGCTTATCTGATAGAGATTGCCCGCACTCCCTGTATCCACAGGGGCAAAGGCAGTACGGCGCATACTGCTGTAATTCTCTCCCGTAGTGCCGTGAAAGATGCCAAATAAGGCGTCTAAACTCTTGGTAAAATCCAAAGCCCCATCCATATTATAAGCCCCGTGAAAAGTATCTAAAAACGTCTCGTAAAAGAGGTAAAAGTCCACTTGCAGATCTACTATCTGTGCCAGCTCACCCGCATCTTGGGTGCTATTGCTACGAAAAGCAATGAATACCGCAGGGGTTGGCAGTGGGTGCTCATCTTCTAAAAAGCCCACTTGATTGTGCCATAAGTCTACCCAGCGTATCTCAGGCATCTTCTCGGTGATGCGCTCTGCTAATTCTCTGTAAAGGTTTTGCCAATTCTCCATAGTTATTCAAAGTTTAAATTTCGTTCTGCTTTTCTAATCTCTTCAAGGATAATGCCCTCGAGCTTCTTATCCAGCGTGTAGCTCTGCCCGATGTATTGCCGCTTAGGTATATGGATCGTTAGGTGCTCTTTCTTAGTGAGTGCCATCCACTTATAGCGTTCCTGTTTTGTCTTCTTAAACATCACCCAAAAGTAACGCCGCATACGCTCCGTTCCCTTTACGGTGATGGTGCCGCCTTCGTTGTGGATAGCTGCATACGGTAAGCCTTCGCCTGCTGTAATCATCACCTTGCTCAGGTCAGCTTGGGCGATGCGCAAGCTGTTTTTCAGGGCGTAGGATAGCGATAACGTCTTATGAGGCAAAGCATCACGCCTACGCACCCAAGGGATAAAAGAAGCATCTATAAAGCCCTGTTTTATGAATGACTGCATAAAAAAGTTACGAGCTGCCTCAGCGATGCGCTTCGGTGTATCTTTCAGAGCCTCACGGGCTAAGGCTTCAAAGTCGGGGATGTTTTCCATACGCTTTAAAAACTTTTTAAAAATATTTTAAACAAAATGCTTGCAAGTTCAAAAATACTTCGTACCTTTGCAGCGGTTCAGTATTACACTGAACGCGGGAGGCGTGCGAAAGCACTCTTACCGCTCCCAGTAAAAAGCCTTGATAGTAATATCAGGGCTTTTTACGTTTTACTTTCTTAGTGTTTTTAATTTGGCAATAACACTCTCTGCATTCTTCAAGAGCTCCTTACGTGTAAATGAAATAGCTTTATCTCCATTTACAAAGTACACTTCTTTTAGCCATTCCCTATCTTTAAAACTCATTATTTTCCCTTTAAGGTGTTTGGCTATATCTTCTGCTCTCCATTCTTTAAATCCCGCAATATCATACACAATGCTATTTGCACCTTGCTTTCTTACACTTTCTAAATTACTTTTGACAGCTGTATAAGATGATATAGCTTTTCTATCTGCTGTATATTTATTAATCTCATACTCAGGATTTTTAACACTTACTATATTAGCATCTATGTGAGCTCTCACTATTACAGATATACCTAACTTATCAGCAATCACCATAGCGGTCTTTATATTGTCGTTTAAGTCCTTTTCATCGGCAAAGGGGCTTACCTGTACACTTGCACCATTCTTAGCCTCGTAAACAGTGGTGTAAGGTGCTGCGAGCTTACTGAGTTCAAAAGCCTTTTTAAAGTCAGGCGACTGCTTAGAAAGTGCAAAGTAAGGGTGTGGTTTTCCGCCCTCGCTGCTGTCTTCTTTAAATATCTGCCCTGTGATGCCTACATTACCTCGAAATTCTTTTGGCAGTTGCTTATCGGTGAGGGTCGGCGCGGGTGATGCGGTAGGCTCTTCAGCGGTTTGCCTCA